GTGTAAGTGTTTGCCATGATGACCTCAAGCGAAGCGCAGCAGCGCTGCGGCGGCTGTGGCCGCTGGGAGTTGTACCGTGAACGTACCCGACGCCGTCTTGTCCGCGCCGAAGTCAATTACCGCGATGGCGCGGTCGGCCTTGCTGGCGTTGTAGATCAGCGCACCCCGGCAGACGAACGAGGCACCAGACCACACCGGGTTGTTGAACGTCAGATACGCCGTGGTGCCGGAGAGCAGGACTTGAGCCCCCGTGATGACCTCACCGCCAGCGGTGTACCCCGCGCCTACAACCTCATCAGCGGTCGTGTAGACCGTCGTGGCTTGGCTCAGGTTCGCGTTGGCCGTGTACAGCGCCATCTTCAGCGTGTCGGTGTCAAGGTCGTGGATGCCCAGCCAGGACTCCTGCTTGAACGACGAACACATGCCCTGGAGGATCGGCATTTACTTCACCTCGTTCCGCACTTGACCGCTGCGGTACATGTCCTGGCGGTTCTTCCCGTCACCAAGGTTCTTCAACAGCACGAACGACTCGTTGAACTGGTTCTGGTACATCGCCATGACATCCTGCTCAGCCTTCATGAATCGAGCAGCTTCGACCAGGACCGCGTTGAACAGCACCGACTCGAAGTTGTCGCCCAGCCAAGTGTTCGTGGCCGTGACGATACTCTCCGGCTGGTAGAAGTAGTTCAGCTCAGCGCTGAAGTTGGCACCGGGCGTGGGGCCCAGGATGATCTTTTGGATCAGCGGGGTGCTGGTACCGTCGAGCGCGTAGTACCGAGGCGTGCCGGTGGTGGCCGGATTGGGATAGCTCTCGCGCATGAAGTTCACATCCTTGTTCAGGAGGAACTCCCGGTTGCCGCCGCCCAGGAGCGTCGAGTACACCGCGAGGCTGTACGCCGCCAGGAAGTCTGCCGGTAGGCTCAGTGTCTGCACGCCGCTTGTCAGAGGCAGCGTCGCGTCCTTCCGCAGGATCGGAAGCTGGACAGACTGGTAAATCTTCTGCTCAGCAAGCCGAGTCAGAGTGGCGAAGTCCGTCGCTGAGAACGTGTTCTCAGTGGTGTCCTCTACGGCAACCTGAAGCGCGGCGTAGTCCATCGCTTACGCCATCGGCCCTCGGGCCATGAACCCTTTGGTCTGCGCCTTACCGCCGCGCACCTTGATGCCGGAGGTCTTGGCAGCGGGCGGAGGCGAAGTCATTGCAGTGCCCGCAACCATGCGTGCGGGAGTGCGCTCGGAGTCGTTCAACGACGGAGTCGGAACAGGTTTGGCCTTCATCTCACTTCCCCTTGCGGCCCACCGGGCCTTGGTTGCGCACGCGGGCCATGTTGCGACCCATCTCTTGGGCCATCGGCGAGGTAATCCCGCCATTGGCGAGCTTGGCACCGGGGCCGTGGGCTACGCCCGCAGGCTTCTTGGCGTGGGCCCGGAGGGCCTTCATGGTGTCTTTCATCTTCAACTCCTTCGGTCACATGACCGTTACTGTACCAACTTCTCCCCGCCCGACCAAGAGGTTCGGCGTCAGCGGGTCCGTGAAATCTCTCGCACCGCCAATCGGGTTCCACCCCCACTGGATGACCAGCATACCCTCGCCAGGGAAACCATCTTGGTTCGGTCCAGTGCCGCTGGTGTTGTCAAGCTGCAGCCCGTTGGTGCCTGACTGATACCACGTATTTGTGTCCGGGCGTGGGTCACGTATGGCCTGCGGGTCTGCGATTGGGTACATCCCAAGCTGCAATTGCGGGTGATCCTCACTCCAACACTGCTGACAAGCCTTGATCTGTGTCTGCTTGGTCTTGACGACGAGGTTCTTGAGTTTCTTTAACTCGTACCTAAAAGAACACAGATCACAGAACCCAAAACTTTTACGCCCATTAGCGAAACGGTTAGCCATTTACATCCTCCGCATGCTCAGGGTAGCGACGGATGTACTCTTCTTTCCAGCTAGCGCCGTAATTGCGCTTCATGTTAGAAAGTCTTGCAGCGCGTTTGCGGTTTTCTACTTGCTCAGGCGTGCACTTATGCCCTAGCGCAAAAGAATTGCCGCGCCTTGCCGCGCAAGCTTTTTCGCGGTATTCGGGCTTTTTCCACAACGCTGCTACAGCGGCTGCTTTTTTCTGCCTTATGTCGGCAGAATACACTTCTCTACCGTCTGTACACACATACAGATTTTCAGTAGGCCGCAACTTTTCAATCCATTGTTTTTCAAATGTCAGCAACTCTTCGGGTGTACACTGCTGCAGAAGCTGCGCAGTAAACGCTTTTGCCCCATGCTCTTGAAAAGTAACACGCATACGCCGATATGTCTGCTGCTTCGGCTTTCTCCGCATGTCATGGAAGTGGATACTTATCCTAGTACGGACATGCTTAGAAGACCCGACATAAGTTCCGCCTGTCACGGTATCCGTCAATAGATACACCCCGCAGACATTCGGCATGTCAATGTGGGAAAGGTTATTCTCAGAAAACTGATTCACGCCCATGCGAACTCCTGGCTGGAAAGCCAAGATTCTCGCAGATGTCGCTGCGAAACGCAAGGAGGCGTGGTCGAGGTTCACGAGATAAATTGCTGTCGCGGAACAAACCGCACCGCTGCCTTCTCGCGGTCTTCTGAACTAGCACGGTCCCAATCAGCGTCGTACTGCTCCTTCAGCACCGGCAGGCGTTCCATCGCACCGGGGATCTTCAACGCCAGATAGTACGCGAGCCCGCTGACGAGGCACGGCAGGAAGCGGAAGGGGATGTCCTGGGTGTAGGTGCCGCCTGCACCAGCGTCCTGAATGCGCCGCAAGTACCAGTAGACGAACTGATAGACGCCGGTCTGGTCAGGCGTGGGCCACACGACGATCTGGGGCGTCGGGGCTTGGCGGTTGATCCACACCTGAATGGGTCGCGCCTGTTGGAGCTTGTTGGGGATCGAGGAGTAGGTGCTGACGCTGATGCGCGTGATGGTCAGATCGACCTGAGTCGAGACGTTGCCTGCCCCCGTGCGGATGACATGTTCAAGAAGATCGACAGTGTCCTGTGGGAGGTTATAGGTATTGGTGCCCTGCGTCAAGGCGATGGTGTTTTGCGCCACCGTCCAGAGGTTCACGCCCCGGTTGGCAAAATCCGCCAGCATCAGATTGAGCGACCTACGTGCTGTACGCAGGTCATATCCTGTTCTCAATTCTGAACCGCAGCGTTCAAACGCCTCTTCCACAATCTCATTAAGATCTGGATTAAACGTTGCTGTCCCAGAAGTAGTCATGCTTCTTTCCTAAACAACCAACCCTTTGATCGGCCTTGTTTACGAATTGCTTGCGAGATAGCCTGGATGCTTACGCCCAACTCGTCCGCCGCTGCTTTTAACGTACCCCAACGCTTTTCCCCGTGCACTGGGTGGACGCCGACAATGGCGGTCGCCATGTGGTTGGCCGTGCCGCGTTGGCGTTCCCCTTGCCCATAAAACGGGTTTCTCTCGCCGCGTAGAAAACCTTTGGCACGCATACGCTCTGCATGCTCGGGACGCTTCTTGCCGCGCCAGGGATTGTTCAGCGACACCGCCAGACGATGGCTTTCCGAAAGCGTTCTACCCGTTTGCCAACGTGAAGCAGCAATGCTAACTTTGGCCGCAACGTCAGGATTTGATGTTGGGCTCACATCTCCGCGATCTAGGATATTTACAAGCGTGCCAAAAGGTTTAAAGTGCGCAATAACCGCTGCTTCTTCTTCAACGGCTTGCTCTTGCGTCAGGCCGCCAGCCAACAGAACAATTTGATAGCCGTGTTTTGCTACCGTGCGCTGCCACCACTCATTACGTCCGTGCGTAGACCATGCACGCTGCCGCGTACCCTTACCGATGTAGAACACCGTGTTGTCAGGCTTAGCGTGAGCGTACACGTAGTAGGTCATCTAAACCTCGCCGTCTTCTGCGCTATGCCCTTGGGCTGCTTCACGAACTGCTGCCCCTTGGCCTTACCCGCACGCTTCGCTCGCGTTGTGGCCGCGTACTCAGCGGGGCTGAGTGCCTTGATTGCTGCCTCAGGGAGATAGCGCTCGCCTGTTTTGGAAGATGGCTTCCCCGACTTGGTCCGCCATTTCTGAGCGGTCCAGTCCTTCAGGGACTGCTGCGAAGCCTTAGTCACGGTAAGCGCCGCCCTTTGCCTTGTATTGCTTCGCCAAAAGCTGCGCTTTGCGGGCGCTCCACTGTCCTGCGGCAGTACCTTGCGTTGCCTGTCCTTTGATGGACTCAAAGAGCGTCTTGCGCATCCCGGGCTTGGTGTAGTTACCCGCCTCGTTGACGCGGCTTTCACCGCCCTTGGCAAACGCCTTGGGCTTCATCAGCTCGGGGCGGATACACCCCATGCCCCTGCTAGTCCGCATCGCGGCCTCCTAGACGAACCTCGTCTTCTTGGTGCGTGTTTCGCACCCGGCACCCCGGACACTGCCGCCCTTGGCGTAGGTCTTCACCTTGCCGCCCTTCTTCATGCCCATCTCTCTTTCGTCCATCCGGTCTGCGGTACGACTACGAAACTGGGGGCCAGCTTTGGATTCGGTCTTGGGCGCCTCGGAACGATACACACCGCCCTTAGTGCCTTCAACACGCATACGTGGCTTGGCCGGGGGCGGAGGAAGGTCGTACTTGGGCTCAGCCCGCTCGGTGGTCTTCGCGGCTTCAGCAGCACGCTCAGCACGCGCAGCCCTGGCTGCATCCATAGCACTCTTCGCGGACTTGACGCCCTCAGAGACCTTCTCACCAACCTTCGATGCAGCAGCACGGACTGTGGGGTACGCTTTCACAGCAGCGCGGCCAAGAGCGGGGCCTGCCAATGCCCCTGCCGTTGTCAAGAGACCCATCTCCAGAGGGCTCATCCGCTCGCCGCGTTCCGCAGGTGCCTTGGCACCGCCGCCCGAAGGGATCTCAGCACGACCCGGCGCTACATTGGCTCCCTGCGGGCCCCGCGCCATCGGAGACTTCTCCGAAGCCGGAGTCTTGCCCGTCCGATCTGCGTTCAGCAGATCACGCAGCGTCTTGTCCTGGCCGTATTGACGCTTGAAATCATCAAGCTCTTCACGGCTGACGTTCGCCTGACCTCTGGCGTTTTCACCCCGGTTCTTGACCGGGCCTGTGTAGGTCGTCCTCATCTCACACCATCCTGCATTGTT